CAGATACCTGTACAAATAACCAGTAATATGATAGCGTGCGACTATACTTAAACGCTTTCTGCAAAAATATAGCTATCGAGGTACACCAATGAAATTATCCGCCCTACGTGAACAACGCGCCGCCAAAGTCGAAGCCATGAAAGCCTTGGTTGACGCTGCCGGCAAAGAAACCCGCGACCTTTCCGCCGATGAATCAAAGCAATTCGACACCCTAAAAGGCGAAGAACGCGCCGTGTCGAAGCAAATCGAGCGTGCCGAATACCTGGCAGACACCGAACGCCGCAGCCATGCCGTGACCGTTTCGGACAATGCGACCGGCGATTACGACAAGCTGGCCGCTGGTGTGTCCGTGGTGAAGGTGATCCGCGCCCAGATGGAAGGCCGCAGCCTGGACGGTATCGAACGTGAGTACGCCCAGGAAGCCGAACGCCGCAGTGGCCGCAAAGCCGAAGGCGTATTTATTCCCATGCAAGCCCTGGAACAACGCGCCAATGACACTACAAGCGCATCCGAGCTGGTAGGTACCCAACACCGCCCCGCTGATTACATTGGCGCCCTGCGCAACAAGCTGTTGGCCCGTCAATTAGGCGTTCGCGTTCTAACCGGCCTGCAAGGAAACGTATCAATTCCGAAATTTGGTAGCGGTATGAGCCTTGGCTGGGTAACGGAAGGCGGCGCTGTTCCTGAATCAACCATGGCGTTCGATTCTGTGACCATGACGCCGAAGCACACAGGCGGCAAAACAGAAATGAGCCGCCAACTGATTCAGCAATCCAGCCCCGGTATCGAGCAGCTGGTACGCGACGACCTGACCGCACTCATTGCGCAACAGATCGACAGCGCAATCTTGAACGGTTCCGGCCTGGCTGGTGAGCCCCGCGGTATTTTGCAGAACGCCGGCATTCAATCCGCGCTGATGCCGACCACATGGGCTGAAATGCTGGCGCTGTCTGAGCTGCTGGAACTGGAAAACCTGGAAGGCACCCGATTCCTGTCTGCGCCTGGTGTACGCACTACCCTGGCCAGCACTGAGAAAGTGACCGGTTCTGGATCTGGATTCCTGGCAGACGCCGGCATGATTGATGGCAAGCCGTACAACGCCACCAATCAGATGCCTGTGGATACCCTGCTATATGGCGATTTCAGCCAGGTGATGCTGGGAATTTGGTCTGAGATCGACATTCTAGTGAACCCATACGCCGAACCCGCCTACAGCCGTGGCGGCATTCAGGTACGCGCCATGGCCACATGCGACATTGCCCTGCGCCATGCCGCAGCATTCGTGAAAGCCAGCGGAGCGTAATCATGGAGCGGCGAGCACTTGAAAGCGTCGTCACAAGCAAAGGCCGCACCCTGTACGGGTACGCGGCCCGCTTTGGCGAGGCGACACAGTTAGGCGGATTTTCCGAAATCATCCGGCCTGGTGCTTTCAAGCGCACGCTGGCCAGTGATTCAGCAACCAAAATTCGCGCCATTTACGAACACGACAGCCGCAGCCTATTGGGCAGAATGGGATCCGGTAGCCTGCGGCTGTCTGAGGATGCCCAGGGGCTTGCTTTCGAGATCGACCTACCCGACACACAGTTAGGCCGTGATTTACCCGTTCTGGTGGCCCGTGGTGACGTTGCCGGCTGTTCGTTTGGCTTCATTGCCCAGGGCGAACAATGGGAAGGCGAAACCCGCCACCTGACCGATGTGGACTTATTCGAGATCACAATAACCGCTGACCCGGCCTATGACACGACCACCGTACAAGTGCGAGGCAAGCAACCGCCTGGCCTGACCTTGGCCAGACTGTACCTGGAGGCGTGCCGATGAAATGGCCGTTTAAGCGAGAACAGCGCAACACTACGCCCGCGTTTGATACCTATTACAGCTCACTGGCGAACGCTGCCGAGTCTGCTGGCGTAATGGTCAACACCGATACCGCCGAATCAATCAGCGCCGTTTATGCGTGCGTGGCGGCTATCAGCGAAACCGTGGGCAGTCTGCCGCTGAACCTGTACGAGAAGACCGCAACAGGCCGCGAAAAGGCGACCGGCGAACCCTTGTACCGGCTGCTGCATGACGCGCCCAACGATTACCAGACTGCGCTCGAGTTTCGGGAACAACTGCAACGCCATTTGCTGCTACGTGGCAACGGGTACGCCGAGATTGTGCGTGATGGTGCCGGCAGACCCGAGGCATTGCTCCCGCTGCATCCTGACCGCGTAACGATCCTGAAAACGGCCAAAGGGAAGTTGCTTTATGACGTGGTAGACGATGGAGGCAATACCAAGCGCCTGCTGGCGGATGAAGTGCTGCATATCCGCTACCACTCTGATGATGGAATTATCGGACGCTCACCGATTCAGGTAGCCCGAGACACCATTGGATTAGCCCTGGCAGAGCGCACCCATGGTGCGAAGATGTTTGAGCAGGGTACGAAGCTATCCGGCGTTATCGAGATGCCACCCGGCACCACCAAAGAGCAGGCCGCACAGATCCGCGATTCGTGGGCAAGTGGGCAGGCCGGTGTCGGAAACCACGGCAAAACGGCGGTATTACCGCAAGGTGGCCAGTTTAAGACCGTGAGCATGACCCTGGAAGATGCCGATTGGATCGCCGCGCGCCGCCTGAGCATTGTGGAGTGCTGCCGATTGTTCCGCGTGCCGCCTGTGATGGTCGCTGATATGGAAGCCGCCAATTACAGCAACGTGGTGGAGCTGGCCCGGTTCTTTGTAACCAACACACTGCGCCGGCACCTGGTCGCATGGGAACAAGCAATCAATAGGGTGCTAATCAATGACCCTAGCCGGTTCTTTGTGGAGCACAACGTGGAGGGGCTGCTAAGAGGCGATAGCCTAACCCGCGCCCAGTTCTATGAGCGTGCCATTACTGACGGTTGGATGCTTAGAAGCGAGGCCCGCCGCCTTGAGAACCTGCCAACCATCGAAGGGCTTGACGATGAAAGTCCCAATCAAGCGCCGGCCTAAGCGCCGGCATGTGCCGCTGTACTGTGCGGCGTGGGCGCGTCTGCGTGCTGAGGTGCTGGCGGCTGACCCATTGTGCCATTACTGCAAGGCCAGAGGGCTGACCACGCCGGCACGTGAAGTGGATCACATTGTTGATAGCCGCGAGGACTACGCCGACGACAACAGCCGCGAGAACTTGCAGAGCCTGTGCAGGCCATGCCATAGCCGAAAGACTGCCGTTAGCATGGGCAAAGCATCAAGTGCCGGCTGTGACGTTCGTGGTGTGCCTATGGACGCAGACCACCATTGGAATCACTAGGAACTGAAACGGCCCAAACCGCTGATGTAGTCCCTATTTATTGGTAACACCCATGAAAATAAACCAGAAGCGCCCGCGATCCGACAGCACCACCGCCGCCATTACCGCGATTCAGTCCGCAGCCAAAGCGCCGCTGAAGCCGCCCGCGTTTGTGAATGTTAGAAAACGTGACGTGTCACGATGGAACGCCATTGTGCTGGCACGACCCCGCGACACCTGGAATCAAGCCGATCTCATTCTGGCCGGACACCTGACCCGCGCTTACGCGGACATGGAACAGCTAGAACAGTTCATTGACGACAGGGGCATGATTGGCCCAGAGGGCGAAATAAACCCGGCTTGCGCCATGCTGGACAAGGCCACCCGCCGCGCCCTGGCATTGGCTCGACAGTTGAAGGTTGACGCCATAAGCACAGTAGGCAAAAGCCGCGACGTGCGCAAAAGTTCTGAGCTGGAGTCTGACGCCCGCAGCCAAATGGCCGAGGATGATGGCCTGATTCCGAGGGCGACCCATTGACCAGAGGCGAAAAGGCGTGCCGGTTTATAACCCGCTACTGCGTGACGCCGGAAGGTGCCGGAGTGGGCAGGCCGCTAGAGTTGGCACCGTTTCAGGTTGATTTCATCAAAGCCATTTACGACAACCCCAAAGGCACCCGCCGCGCCATTTTGTCGCTGGCCAGAAAGAACGGAAAAACCGCGCTAATCGCCGCCATTCTGCTGGTACACCTGGTTGGCCCCGAAGCAAAACAGAACGCTCAACTGGTATCCGGTGCCATGAGCCGTGACCAAGCCGCCCTCGTTTTTAACCTGGCGGCGAAGATGGTGCAGCTATCGCCCGAGCTTTCCGGCCTGGTGCGCATCATGCCCAGCGGCAAACGGCTGGTAGGTCTGCCATTGAATACCGAATTTCGCGCACTGGCTGCTGATGGGAAAACCGCCCACGGCCTGAGCCCAGTGCTGGCGATTCTGGACGAAGTTGGCCAGGTACGCGGCCCGCAGTCTGATTTTGTGGACGCCATTACCACAAGCCAAGGCGCACACGACAGCCCGCTGCTGATTACCATATCCACCCAGGCGGCGAACGATGCCGACCTGCTGAGCCAATGGATCGATGACGCCCAACGCTCAAAAGATCCGCGCACCGTCTGCCACCTGTACGCCGCGACCAAGGGCTGCGACCTGATGGACACGAAAGAATGGGAGGCCGCCAACCCGGCGCTGGGGATTTTCCGCAGCCTGGACGACCTGACCGAACAAATGGCCCGCGCCGAACGAATGCCCAGCATGAGCAACACCGCCCGAAACTTGCTACTCAATCAGCGTGTGAGCCTCGACAGCCCGTTTATATCGCCTGACGTTTGGGAGAGTTGCAGCGCCGAGCCGTTGCCGTTTGATGGGCCCGTGTATGCCGGCCTCGACCTATCGGCCCGCACTGACCTGACCGCCCTGGTTATCGTGGGCAAAGTTCAAGGCGTGTGGCAGATACAAGCGCACTTCTGGACACCCGAACAAGGGCTATTCGACCGGGCAAAGACCGACCGCGCACCCTATGACGTGTGGGCAGCGCAAGGTTATTTGACGACAACCCCAGGCGCGACCGTTGATTACGAAGTGGTGGCGCTGGATATGGCCGAAATATTGGCCGACCTGGACGTGGTAGCCGTGGCGTTTGACCGCTGGCGCATGGATATTCTGAGCAAAGAGCTGGAACGGTTGGGGCTGGATTTGCCGCTGGTGCCACATGGCCAGGGCTTTAAAGATATGGCCCCGGCACTGGATCACCTGGAGGCCGAGCTGCTGAACGCCCGCATGGCTCACGGCAACAACCCAGTGCTGACCATGTGCGCAGCCAATGCCGTGGCCACCAAAGACCCAGCCGGCAGCCGCAAGCTCGACAAGTCGCGCCGCACTGGACGCATAGACGGTATTCAAGCCCTTGCTATGGCCATGGGTGCCGCCCAATCCGCAGCCGATCCGGTAGAAATCAACACAGAGGTATTTTTTGCATGAGCCTATCACTGGCACACATCAAGCAGCATTTACGCATTGAAGAAGCGATAGAAGACGCCCTAATTCAAACCTACTGGGACGCGGCAGAGGATCACATTGCCAAGTATCTAGGCGACGATTTGCCCGACCCGATGCCAAAACCAATCGAGGCAGCTGTACTGCTGCTGACCGCTGACCTGTACGAAAACAGGCAACGGCAAGGTGCCGAGGTATTTTACAAAAACCACACCTATCAGCTTTTGCTCAACCCGTACCGATCTGCCGAAGTGTTTTGATGTTCCGTGCCCTGAGCGGTTCCGAAAGGAAAGTTTCAGGGGAAGGATTACACGGCGAGTGCCTTCTCACAAAAACCCCGTGAACGTGTGCGGCCTTTCTCCTCAGTGGATACCTGTGGCCGGCGACACGTAAGCCCGACAGAGCGATTCTGAACGGGCACCCGGCCCCGCCTGCGTGATGCTGTGCGGGGCTTTTTCTTTAAAGCTGCTCAATCGTGACACGTCACATTTTTATATTATTGAACGCTTTGGCGCTTAGCGCGGTATAGGCAACCGTGTTTTGGATGTTTGAGTGACCCATGTACTGCTGTATGCGCCGAATGTCGTCACCCTGGTTGATAAGATGCACACCGCAGGCGTGGCGCAAGGCGTGTGGATTCCATAGCGTACCCAGAACCCGCAACGATAGCCGGTTAAACATGCGCCGAAATCCAGAAACGGAAACCGGGCCTTCACGCTCATTGATGAATAAAAGCCCCGTGTGCCTTTGTTCCCGCCGCTGAAATCGCCGCAGTAACCGGACCGTTTCACCCTGTACCGGATGAGTGCCGCTGATGCTGCCCTTTGCCCGCAATACGGTTATTTCATGTGATGCCATATTCACATGTTGCCAGCGCAAGTTAACCAATTCTGAGACCCTGAGCCCGTGCTGATAGGCCAATAAGATCATCAAAGAGTCACGCGTACCATTCCGGTTTTCCTTGGCTTCTCTGACCAGCAAAAGAACCTCATCACGGGTTAAATACTTGCGCCCGCGTGCCTGATCGTTGGCTGATCGTGAACCGCCCCCGGTCTTTACTGTTCGGTTTGTAGTGGCTGGCGGTATGCTGGCGGGCTTTATGGTGTCTGCATGAATCATGGCTTCAGAGCCCTGTTTTGTGGTATCAGTTCGCATTGTAGGTAGAAGGGGAACAATAGAACAGGGCGCACGGCAGTCTAATTTATGGGGCCATAATTAGTGTATTATTTCTGGGAAAGCAGCACACCTAGTCGCGCCGAAATCGCCGCAACGTGTAGACTGCGACAAACAGGCAGAAAAAAGCCCCAATTAAGGGGCTTAATTCTTCTCTCATAACGCCAGCATCCTAGTGACCAAACTGTTTACTGGCATACTCCTTCGCAGGTGCAAAACCTTAAGTGATTTTAGCACAAACGGACATTCAGTAGTTCAAAGCGAAGCGGTTACAGCCGCTTTATTCGCTGAACTATTGGTGCACCGTTATGGCCGATTCTGGCTATTTTGCGCTAAACATACAAATTGTTTTGTGGATTAAGTTCCTCACCTGCCCCTGACCAGGGCAAAAAATGCTAGCAATAGATCAGTTTAGAAGCACCCTTCCAAAGCGCCCCAGATGCGCCAATGACCCTGCAAATGACAACAGGATCAGGTACGCGGCAAAGTCCGAAGCCTTCAAACTGGTACAGCCCAACACTGCCGGCCTGACAACCTGGCTATGCTTCGACATTGACCGCCCTGGCGCCGCCATGGACTGGGACGACCTCAACGCCCCGGCCCCTAACATCGTCTGCCAGAACACGGCGAACGGGCACGCCCACCTGTTGTACCAGCTCGAAACCCCTGTTTGCACATCCAACCTAGCCCGCGTAAAGCCGCTGCGCTACGCCGAAGCCGTGGAATATGGCCTTGGTTCCGTGCTGAAAGCTGACCCGGCCTACGGCGGTAACCTGGTTAAAAATCCGTTGTGTGGATTCTGGCGCGTATCGAGCTGGCGGACTGAATCCTACGGCCTGGAAGAACTGGCCGAATACGTGGAGCTGACCGGACGCCCAAAACGCGCCAATCCTGACCGCTTTATCGGTTTGGGGCGCAACTGTGAAATGTTCGAGCGCCTGCGCGAACTGGCCTACACACAAGTGCGTGAGTATTGGCACCCTGGTGGTGATGAGGCGTTTACCGCCTGGTGTGAGCGTGCCGCTGCTGAGATGCAAACGGAGTTCGTTGTACCCCTTGCCGCCAATGAGATACGCGCCACCGCCCGCAGCGTGGCCCGCTGGTGCTGGAAACGATTCAGCCCTGCCGGTTTCCGCGCCATTCAATCGGCCAGGGGTAGCCGCAAAGGCGCTGACAAAAGAACCGAGCTTATGCCCAGGGTGCTAGCCATGCACGCCGCTGGCCGTTCTAAAAGGTTGATAGCTGAAACGCTTGGCCTTGACCAAAAGACCGTTGGCAATTGGATTGCATCAAATCTTACGATCATTTAGTTAGCTTTAACACATAACGAGGAAAAGCCATATCAGATATTGAAGGTTTTTTAGGTCCGAGAATCCAGATTCAGGCTTGTTGCACACATCGGCGGTCCGGCAGCTCATCCCGCCGCCTTGTTTCGGTTTCACGATTCACCTGTAAAACGTCGCTTTGCTAGTACCGGTGTGAAGCCGTGAAACCTTTGACCCGTGGAAAATGCCATAACCCATTCACTGGGAACGGTTGCTAAAATACTGTATAATATGTATCTTACCTGTAGTGCATAAGCGGAGCTCGAAAACATGAACAAGACCGACCAGAAAAAGCGCACTTTAACCATGTACATCAATCACGAAGACCGGGAAAACCTGGACAGGGCCCTGGTTCACTATCGCCAGCGCACAGGCGAGAACATGACCGCCGGCAAAGCTGGCCGTACGTGCATCATAAAATGGGCTGATGACGAGCTGGTAAAGCCCATCATGTAATTGACAATCACCGTTGCATCATAAAATGGGCTGATGACGAGCTGGTAAAGCCCATCATGTAATTGACAATCACCGTTGGGTCGAGCGAATGAGGTTGACTAAGAATAAGCGCCGTATTCTGGAAGCCTTGCGGGGAACCCAGGGCCCTGGCGAATTTATAGAATATGGCCCGCCGCCTTATTGCGCCGCTGATGTGGTGCTGATGATTGGCGGCAACCTGCCCAACACGTCCAGAACGCTTCGACTGATGGATGCCCAGGGGCTGGCGGTGAGTGAAACGCGATTACGTGACCAGTGGTGTGACGTACCGAAGCCAGGGCATTACCCGCGCCCCGTCGTCTGCTACTGGAACGTCGAAACGATGAAACGCGACAAGGCGCTGGC